AAGCAGAACATCACAGCGGCAATTCGGATGCGCCGGAGGCTCCCCAAACGGGAACGACTCCTTCACCTTCACCCTCTTACGGTTCAGCCCCAGGCAGATATCGCAGCCATCCGCTTCCGTGATCCATTCCTTCTCCCACAGTGGAGAAATGAAGCCGTCTGTTAAGCCTTGGCTCCATGCCTGCATCCTGCCTTCGCTCGCAGCACGCATCGTCTCCGTACGGGCGATCGTGTTAGCACGGTAACGGTGCACGCTCGTCTGGTATCTCGCCGCCTGGTCGCTCGCTATCGCGGCTGCTCGGCTACTGCTCGCCCCACCACGGATGGCGTTAGAGAAAGCGCGCTCGTAGAAGTTAGATACCCAGCCTGCCTGCTGCGTCGTCAGCCCGATAGATCCCTGCACCTGGCGAGCAACATCCCCCCAGTCTGCTTCACCAGTCGCTGCGGTAGCGACGACGTCACGAACAACGTTTCTCTGGCCGCTTGTGATCTCTGTGATGAGGTTGCCTGCCTGCTGTCGCGCCCACGACACAGACTCAGGACGGTCACGGTCAAAGGAGAATGACAGGGTTTCCTTCTGGATAGAAGGCAGCGTTACGCGTGATCCCGCGTCCAGCAGTTCACCCAGGAGTTCATCCGCCATCTGCTGCTGTGCCACTAACCAAGGCTCGGTCGGCAGCATCGCCACGACACGATCAACCTGACCACGAGACAGAAGATCAGCGACCTCCCGCTGCCGCTCCCCAAACTCCCGAGCAGCCGCCTGCTGCGCTTCACTCAGGATACGGATGATGCGGCGCTGGCTCGGCGTCGTCTCCTGCGTCAGCGCTGGCGACTTCCTGTACGCCTTAAACAGCAGCATCGGATCAGAGTATCGGCTCAGACTCGGGAAGATCCCCAAGCGAGCGCAGATGTCCTTCGAGTCCCGGATCAGGCAGGATCGCGCCGACACCCATCAACTTCGAGACGTAGTCCGCGACCTCGCTGAGTTCGACGCTCGACACCTGACCGTAGGTGAGTTCAGGCATCTTGTCGGTCCGCATCGCGTTGAGTTTCAGCAGGCGCGGGATCGCGTACTGGTTCACAACCTCAGCGATGGTCTTAGCGATACTGTCCACAGCCAGCGTCCACAGGTCCACCTTGGCGGTACCGAGCGCGAACGAGCCGACCTTGTCGCTACCCAGCAGTAGGAAGTCCGAGAGGAGTGACATGCTGATGCGCTGGTCGTAACGCTGAATGACCGCGCCCGTATCGAACTGCCTCGCGCCAGACGCCGAAAGCAACTGAAGATCAAATACCCGGTTCCCCTGCTCATCGTAGGCGGCAGGGAACACGATCCCCTCCTGCTCGTTACGCTTCACGTTCTGCACGATCTCCGTGACAGCCTGAAGGACAGCCTTCTGCGCGGCGTTAGCCGAACCCATCAGATACTCGGGAGGCACGAACGCCATCGGCAGCCCAGCAAGGTCACGCTCGATACCGACCGCTTCGATCTCTTCGATCCTGCGCTTGTAGAACCAAGGACGGTAAGCGTTACGCAGCAGGGAGTAGCCCTCGGGGTTATTGCGGTTAGTCGTCGTACGGAACAGCAAGGCCTTGTCGATCGGGATACGGTGCAGACCGCCACCAGAAGGATCCATCTGGACCATTCCCTGGATACCGCCACGCTCGTCCAGCATCCACTCCTGAAGAGTCTCCTGCGCCCGGACAGGCCACTTCCGCCACCCGATCCGGTGGTCCTTGAAGCGTGAGTTCGTCTTCGGGTCACCGGTCAAACCACCACGGATCTTGTACACGATCTCATGAAAGGACCAGCCGTACACCAGCATCGACAGGATGTTCTGCAATGTCGCATCCCACGAATCGCTCATGTCATCCAGGCACTCCTGAACGAACACAGCCGTACGCTCGTCCTCACCCTCGACCTTCCATTCCAGTCGAGTGATGACCTTGTCGATCGCGTACAGCATCGCCCCAACAACGGGGTCGTTATCCCGCATCTCGCGGTAGACCTTGAAGCCCTTGACGCCTTGAAGGTTCGGCAGGAACTCTTCATTGATGATCCCGCCTGAACGCCGCAGACCGGAGGAACCTAGTTCAGTGAACTCGTCCCGGCCTGAGCCTGTGTCATCTCCGTGCATCTGCGTTCATCCTCTGCGCCGTAAGGAACATCGCCTGCGACTCCGTGAATCCCGCCTCACGAAACGCCAAGAATAACTCGTGAAGCGAGACAGCGAATACCTGAAGTGGAGTGAGCGCTGCCTGCTGCTTCATCGTGTTAGTTTACCGCGTCCCACAAGGAATCCTGAGCGGCATCGACGATCCTGCCGTTCCGCCACAACCGTCCCGCCACAACACCGTCATACAGGGATCGGCGTGGCCTGACGAACGTGTCGCACTCCTTCACGACATCGCAACGCTGACAGTACGCTAACGCGTAATAGACGAGAGGCCCATCGACGTTATCGAAGAGGCCGGGGTCGGCGTTCCGGCAGGCGGCCTTCTCCGCCAGCATCCCGATCCACGCCTTCACCTGTGCCTCACCCTGTCGCGCTGCGCTTCCGCAAAGGTGCGGCCAGCGAGACGCTTCTTGAAGTGCGGGATGTTGTTCTGTGGGATACCGACACGCGTCGTGGGGAGCAGGACAGCCAGGAGGTCCGACTGGTGCTGCGTCATGTAGCCAGCGTCCTCTATCGCTTGCGCATCGGGGAACACATCAGCGTGCCTATCGGCGTCTGGGTCGATGAGGTGGTCCTGCTTGCCACCCATGCTGAAGATGATGAGGAAGTTGTCGGGCAGATCGACAGTCCTGAGTAACGCGAACTCTTTCGTGTATGCGTAGAACAGGATGTCGGGGAACATATTTGCCAGACCGACCCATCCAAGCAGATATTCCCGAGAGAAGAAGTCTCCAGAGTCGTGGATGCGGACAGCCGCGCCACCGTCACGAATCCAAGCCTGTACACGCGGAGACAGATGCGTTACGTCCGTTAGTCCCGGTATGACTCGGGGTATGCCTGTGGGCCTGAAGCGCTTGTGCGCCAACTCCTCCGCCAATGCCGCAGTCCAGAGGGGATCGTCCTTGACGAGTTCGAGGTTGCTCAGATGCTTACCGCGAACCTTTGGGAACAGGAACGTCCCATTTCGTGCGTAGCAGAACTTCGCACAGGCTCCAGCGTTCGGGCAGACGTTGAAGTGGCTACCGTCCGGTAACTCCACAACCCAGGCAGGCAGAGTGAAGTTCCAGACTCCATCTGCCTTCATCTCTCGGTTCTGCGTGAAGTACGCCACCACCGAATCGTGACATGAGTTAGACGCTGCGTAGGTACGACACGCTGGCGTTCACGCGCAACTGCTGCTCAACAAGCATGTGCACTAACGCACGCTCAACCAGCAGCGAAGACTCCATCAGTTCATCGTCAGGCATCTCACCGACACGAGTAACGCAATCATCGAGGGTAGCGGCAAGATCGCTCACAGATCCTCGTCCTCATCCTCGTAGGCGTACTCCATCTCATGCGGTGCAGCCTCAATCATTCCGTTGATCTTCCAATACGGCATACCCGTCGAAGCGAACGCGGCAAGTTCAGGAGTCCCGTCAGTATCAACAAACTCAGCCACGACAACCCAGCCAGTCAAGATCGCAGGAGCCTCATAAGTCTCACGCAGATAAGCCATCACCGCATCGTCGATCCGGCTCTCTATCGAAGCACTCTCAGACATACCCGCACCGCCTTCCGCCAGCAACAAGAATATCCGTTACCGGCGTAACGCTTCCCTTTGTTTAGTGTCTAACGTGTCGCGCTAATCGGTGGTAGGGAGGGGCAACGAGAGGGGGATCGCCACCCCTCCCCACCGTGTAGGGAGCGCTCGACCTACGATCTTTGGGAGGAACACTCTCTGCGACGGTGCCTGCGGACCGTGCTGATAGATACATCCTCGCCGTAGTCTTTGAGTGCGTTCACGATCATGGTGCCTGTGTAGCGTCTGTCTTCGAACGCTGTGCGGAGTGCTTTGGCGTCTTCGTCGGGTAGTGTCGGTAGCAGATCGCAGACTCGGCAGGACGGTCCACCGTATCTAGGCTGTTGCCCTGCTAACGCTTCGGCGAGGCTTGGCTTAGGCATCGGCTCGGCGAAATAGGCGACGAAGGAGGCTTCGGCGCTGCTGGCCCATCGCTTCCTCTGTAGTGACCTTTGCCGGGTCCTCAGAGGCGCTCAGAGCCGCCATGATGCGCTTCACGCGCCTACGCTCGTCGGCGAGATCTAGGCCGTCTACGTCGTTCTTACGCCCGTAGGTGACGAACTTGCCGTTACCGTCGATCAAACCGTTGGTCCAGTCCAGATGTCGCATCAGTCCAGGCTTCGGGTTCAGGTCGTAGGCGAGCATGATTGCTGCCGTACCCCTGCGAAGGGAGTTCAGTTGGGCCTGCTTCTTTGCCCCGGTCCAGCGCTCCCCGTAGGTGTGATCGGTTTCGATACCGAGAGCGACAGCGTTCATCCCATCTACTGGGACTCCCCATGTGTTACCGCGCTTGGCGGGGTCGTTACCTCCGGTGCCAGCATGATTCGACAGGCCAGCGGCGATCAGGTGCCATGTGCCCGACGCGTGCTTACCGTTACAGCCCGAGCAAACCCAGATGGCACCAGCAGGGGCGATCTCCATGTACTTCATCCATTCGAGCGCACCGGGCGAATCGCCCTGCGGCGAGGCGTCGTGATGCCAGAGGATGAACTTGAAGTCCCTGTAGCCCTGCCCGTTGAACCCTACGGTCTTCCAGGTCTTCCCGTTGTATGGGCCGTGCGTGTACTTCTCTTGAATAACGGGTACGCCTGCTTTCTTCAGGACTTTATTGAGATCTTTCAGCCATACGCTCACTTGCTCTCCCTCAGTAGACTGTTCACGATTGTCTCAACCGTATCTAGTTTCCCCTGCATGACACGCTGCTCACTCTCGACTCGCGTGATCTTGTCGCTCAGGCTGGTACCGCCGTTAGGGAACAGTTGATGCTCGACTCGCAGAAGCCTGTCACTAATGGTTCGACCTTCCTTGTCCACCCCGAGGGTGTCGTCGATGCGTCGCGCGATCTTGTAGACGCGGTATGTGAAGATTGCTATGGCTGTGACGGCTGCGATGAGTGCCGCGATGCTGATGGCTTGCTCCTGAAGGTTCACGCGCCACTCCTCACGTTATTTAGTTATGTGGTGTTACTACTCGGGCTTAACGAGGCTCGCCGTGCCACTCTTACGGATCTCAGCAGTCGTGATCGAAGAAGCGTAAGACAGCAGCACCGCGCCGAGGCCGATACCAAGGACGGTCATCCAGTCCACAGCGAAGGCGTCCAGAGCGCCAGCGACCCCCAAAGCCAGGATCACCTGTGCAAATGTCTTGATAGCCCTCTCGGTGGCGTCCATCCAGAAAGCCTTAGTCCACATCATTTCCCCTCCTGATATTCGTCTGCCTCTAGCGAGTAGTCATCCTGGGTCGCCGAGCGTGTAACGTAAAGTTGTGCGTCTGGCCTGAGCCGTACGTCCTCGTACGCTGCGCCACCGATGTAGGCGGCGACCACAGCACCGATCAGTCCGAAGCCTGAGAGAGCCAGGGTTTGCGCAAGTGCCGTGTCATCCCAACGGAACGCCACATACACGATGATCGCTGCCCCGAAGAGCATGGAGCCAAAGACGGCACGGCGACGCAACTTCCACGAAGGCTTTGCACCCATTACCGACACTCCCGGAACGCTCCCGCAATCAAGATCGCAACTGCCTTAGGATACAGGACTATGGCAGGCGATAACCGTAAAGCCCGTACCCACACAACCGAGACGCCATCTGAAAGTGATGCGGCACTTCCGTACCGCCATTCACTAGATACTGGTGATCGTGGTGCGCTGGTGCTGTGGGCACAGAGCAGGCTGACGGAACTGGGTCATTACGATGGTCCCCTTGATGGCCGCTACGATCTCGCCGTTAGTAAGGCGGTGCGAGCGTTTCAGGATGCGTCGGATCTCGCTGTGACTGGTGTTATCGACAGGAAGACTTGGTACGCGCTGTGACTGTAGGGGTGGTGGCGGTAGCGCACGGAGATAAGTATCGCGCCTTCCTGCCGCGCTGGATGCGTGCCATGACGATGCTGGAACGGCAACCTGACCAGATCATGGTCGTAACAGATGATGTCCCTGATTGCATATCTCTCCTTGGGGCCGCGAATCTCAGCAGGGTCCGCTTCCTTCAGGCGCACGGGACATTCCGTTGGCATCCCCAAGTACTCGTCAACGAAGGCATCTCCTCCATGGATACAGAGTGGATATGCAAGATGGATGTAGATGACATCATCTTCCCGCACGCGCTCAACAGCCTTCACGATTGTCTCGCTGACGTCTTCATGTTCGGGATGCAGTTGGGAGATAAGTGGCTGCCAGCGCACCATGTAACCGCCAAGGATATCCTGCGCTCGCAACACAACCTCGTCTTCTCAGGATCCCCGTTCAAACGTTCCGTCTGGGAAAAGCAGGGATACCGCGACATGATTTGCGAAGACTGGATGTTCTGGGTAGATGCCGCTAAGAACGGGGCACGTTTCCAGGCTTCCCCGAACATCGACTACGAATACATTCTCCACGGCGACAACATCACATCCCGTACTGACTTGTCCTACTGGGAGAACAAGGTGAGGGGAATGAAGTGAAGATCGGAGTCACCGGAGGTAACGGCTTCATCGGCGGATACATCGTTGAAGAGATACAGCGCCGAGGCCACGAAGCACTCATCCTTGACCACAAGGGTCGCGGCACAGATTCGATGCTTGGTGATGTTCGTGACGCCACCATAGTTCAGGAACTCGCCGCACACGTAGACGGAATCATCCACATGGCAGCCGTCCTCGGGACAGTCGAGACTATCGACAACCCTCTCCCCGCCGCAGACACCAACATCATCGGCACTCTCAACGTATTCGAATCAGCATCCCGCTACGATCTGCCCGTCGTGTTCGCCGCAGTAGGTAACGCAAATATCGCTCGCGGGACATACTGCATCACCAAGTCAGCAGCAGAAGCGTTTGTGAATATGTACCGTGAAGATCGCGGCCTGCGGGTCACGAGCGTGCGCCCGATGAACGCTTACGGTCCCCGCCAGTCCACGCCGGCTCCATACGGGAGTAGCAAGGTGCGGAAGATCGTCCCGTCCTTTATTTGCTCTGCCCTGTCTGGTGACCCTATGCGTCTGTACGGTGGTGGCACTCAGGTCAGCGATTGTGTTTTCGTAGCCGATGTGGCGAGTGTCTTTGTTCAGGCATTGGAGAAGGCGAGCGAGGGAATCGTCCCGGACCATCCCGTCGATGTCGGTAACCCTGAGCCGACTACGGTGCTAAAGGTTGCCGAGCAGGTTCAGCGGAATGTCCCCGGCGCTGTGATCGAATCGGTGCCGATGAGGGCAGGAGAGCCGCACGGTGGCCCTATGAGTACCGAGTATGACCTACGCATTGTTGAGGAAGCCGTGCTTCGCGCGAACCCTGGACTGCGACCCACGGACGTTCGCCGCAGCGTCCGACAGTTGGGTACCGTCGTATCTGCTGACGTTACGACCCTGCTCGCGATCGGCATGAATCACACAGAGTTCGTACCTCTCAGCGAGGGAATCAAGCGCACGGTCGATTGGTACAGGGAGAACGAGGGGACAGCATGGCGACGCCCAAACTAATCCATCGAGCCTGGTTCGGTCCGAGGGAAATGCCGCAGGAGTATGCTGAGTATGGCGAGAAGTGGCGAGACCTAAACCCCGATTGGCACTTGATCGACTGGACCTACGAGACAGTCCCGCAACTCATCAACGAAGATCTCTTCCATGAGTGCGGAACGATATGGACGCCTAACGCTGGTGCCGCAAAGCAGACGAGTATCATTCAGGTCGCTCAGGCTGACATTCTCGGATACGAGTTGCTGCACTCGTTCG